AAGGAGCATCATCTTCATAGCTCTGAGTATCTTCAAAATACTCAGGAAATCGTCGGCGCATTGTAGCGTCTACTCGTTTGTAGTACTCCTCAGACCCCACAAAGTTAGCACCTTGTTCCTTAGCCAGCTTTTGATGCAGCCCGAGGGCGGAAGCTGTCATTTCAGGATCGGTGCCAAACCATGTGTTTTTCTGCATCCAACTTTGATCTCGTTGTGATACAGCAGGTTGGTTTGTATTACGTTGTTGTATTTGTACATCTTTTTCTTCCGTTTGTAAAGGCCTCATGTTCTGAACTTTGTCTAAATTCAGTGTTGCACGTGAAACTTCTGCTTGCGCTTCTACCACAGCATCGGAATCTCCGGACTCATAAGCCTCTTTGTACTTCTTCTTAGCGTTCTCAAATTCCATTTCGGCGGAACTTTTTGACTGCTCGATGTACGCTCTTGACCCAAGCTCAACTTGTTCTTGTAGCCTGCGGTTCTGCTCCCACAACTGTTTAGCTAGCTTTTCAGCAGCCTCACGTTCACGCAGTGCTTCTTCTTTAGCGCGGCGCTCGTCATGGTAGCCACGTGTAAATTTCTTCAGACGGGACTGAACTTTCTCATCGTAAGAGGCGAGTTCGTCTTCTGTCGGGTCTTCAGGTGGTGTGTCATCGGGTTTACGGCCACGATCTTTTTTAGGTGTGTCGTCTTCAATTTCTACATCAAAGCCGTCATCTTCTTCAGCTTCGGGTTTACCCTTAGCTTTCTCTTCAGTTTCATGAGGAAACTTGAACTCATCTTCAAACTCAGCTTGTGCCATTCGTTACTCCTTATGATGCACGTGTAATACCACGGGGGTCTTCTACGACTGCTTCAACCGAGTCATCGTTGATGATGCGGAATTCACGGCCATGAATCTTCAGACGGGTGCCTGAATTAGGTCGGACGATGACAAAGTCACCTTCCTTGCAGCGGGGACCACTAGGGAACCGCGTTGTATCTTTGTAGGCTTCGGGGCCCATCTTCACAACGAATAACACTGGGGTCAGCATTTCTTCGCGCCAAATGTCACCACTAGATTTCACGATACCGATTTCGCTGTCGGCATACTCTTCCATAGCTTCAGGCACTACGGTGAGCAACATAAAACCTTTTGGATCGGGCAACTGCTTAGCTTTGTCTTCGGATTTCTTATTCAAAATACCAGACAAGTCGACAGCAGCGACGTTAAACTCATTCATCAGATTTCTCCATTCTTTGCACGAGGTCATTGATTACGTTTTCTGCAAGGTTAAGACCCCGGATTACCCCGCAGACGTTTCGGTACTCTTCAATGTCAGCGGCCCTGCCGTTAGCGACATGAAAAGCTTGTTCTTCTCTTAACTTCTCAATCTCTTTGGCGACGTGCGCCAATAGTTTGTAGTCGTTCAATCTCTCTCCTTCTTAGGTTTTTGAGTTGCTCTTTGTGCAGACTGAACTGCCATCTGAGCGCGGTGCTTAGCGATATCAACGCCAAGTTTGGTTCCTTCAAGCATTTGTTGCTTTTGAAGTTTGTCCTTTGCAGCGGCAGCAGATGCACCAACCTGCATAGCCGCGATTTCTTTTTGCGCCGCGATGCGGGCTTCCTCGATACGGAGTTGATCTGCTTTTGCAGCGGCTTCGACTTGTTGTTTCTGCGCCTTAAGCTGGAGCTCTTGCATCTTAATCTGCAACTCTTGTTGTTGCATCTGAATGATGGGGTCTTGAGCTTGCTGCATTGCTTGCTGTTGTGCCATCTGTGCTTGAGCTTGTTGAGTCATGCGAGTAGACGCTTGTGCTGCCAACTGTGCAACTTGCGCTGCAACTTCTGGTGCCATGTTCTTCTCTTGCTCCTCTGTGGGTAGCAGGAGGCCAACAGTCTGCTCGACTTCTTTGCGGTAAGCAAACGCCAAGTGCTCGTTGATGTGAGCCTGCATAGCCGCCATAAGTGCTTGACCTTGTGGAGTCTGCTGAACGAGACCCATGATCTTGGGGTTCTGCAACATGGAAGTGTGGACTGCAATGTGAGCCTGATGGTCTTGTTCGATGAACGCTTTTGCGGGTTTGCCAGTCAACACATTCTGGTTCTCTTGTACTGGGTCTGTAGGCGTCTGGTCGTCTTGAATCGGCACCAATTTAGCTGCGTTCTTAAGACCAAGCACTTCAATCATCTGGCGATGTAAGAGTGGCAAGTCATAGAGTTGTGGGGCTGTTTGTGCTAACTGAAGTGCAGCTTGATACTGAACAATCTTCTGCGCCATCGTTGCAGCGTTTGGATCGCTCACAGGAATCACAGCAACCATGTCATAGTCAGACTTCTTAGCCTTACGTGAACCTTCGATAGGATCGTAGTCGTAGTCTTCTGGTGTGTAGTCAGCAATGATGGCTTTTAATAGACGGAACTCTTGACGCATTGAGTAGTGCATACGTGCTTGCACCGCGCCCATCACTTTCAACGTACGCTCAAGAATAGCCAGTGTTGTGCCCACGGGTGCTTGCGCACTCATGTCGCTAACTTTCATGTCACCAGCGGACGCAAACTGACGACCTTCCTGCACAATGTTTTGGAACAGTGTGTAGAGAACTTGGCTTGGCTCTTTGTAAGGTAGGGGTAAGATATTGTCGCGGATGCTGCCAGATGGTACGTCCACATCACGGAACTCACCCGGTGCGATAGGCGTGTCATCACCTTTAACCCGCAAGCCACGAGACTTCAAACCACCGGGCAAGTTAGACAGCGTACCAGCATCGACCAACTGACGAATGAGCATCGTAGCTGACTTGGCATAACCACCGATCAAGTGGATAAGACCGTAGCCATAGAAGCCAAAGCCGGGGATATATTGGTAATGAACAAAGTGCTGGCGCTTCATGTGCAACTCATCGCCTTCGTACCAATTGCGGCGAATAGCCAGAATCTTCTGCGTGCCCTTCTCAACAGTCACCACGTATGGAAGCGCGATGCCGGTGGGTTTGCCATCTTCACCTTTGTGCTCGTAACCTTTCAAGTCCAAGTCAACGTGCATCTCAAGGATACGGAAGCGATCATCTTCAGTAGCAGTCATGCCCGTCTCTTCGGCTTTTTGCTTCTCAATATCATCGAGTTCGCTGGACGGCTCGCCTAAGTCTACGTCGCTATAAAAGCCTGCTTCTTGTAACTTAATAATTTCATTCTCTGTCTTGCGCATCACGTGAGTAACACGCTCTGCTGCTTCTAAACTAGACGCGCCGTAAGGAACAACGATGTCTTCAGCGGGAATAAACATTGCCGCTTGACGGCCTTTACTTGGATCGTAGTAGACCTTCTTGAACGCTGAGCCAGCTAATGGCAAGTTCCACAACAACTTCTCATGCTCGGGGCGATACTCTTGCATTACCTCAGTGAGCTGGTAGTTCATATCCTCACGCACGCGAACCGATGCTTCTTCTTTCTCAGGTGTATCCTTACCAAGAATCTGCGTCTTAACTGGACCAGCGGCGGGGAATGTCTCCATGATGCCTTCACTCTGGAAACGCACAACTGACTCAGTCAACATAGGGTGGAACACACCACAAGCGCCAGCCCATGGCTCTGTCCGCTCCTCATACTTGAGACCTAGCAACTTTAAGCCATCAACGTATGTTTTCATCCAATCTTTGCGGTCGCCGATATCTTTAATAAAGTCAGATACCAACTCAGAACCTAACGAGTCCAACTCTTTGTCGTCCATGTAGTCGGCGAGATTAGCGTCAAAGTCTTCACCACCTGTGTCTTCACCGGGTTCGATCTCAATCTCAATATCGCCCAAACCAATACGAATTGCCTCGGGGTCTTCAACTTCGATTTCCATAGCGGGAACCATGTCCATGCCAAACGCATCAGCGCCCAGAGGGGCGGCATACAAACCTTTTTCTACTGACATATTAAATCCTTACACTGTGTAGAACCGCTCACGGCGGTGGCTTTTAAACCATTGAACTTCTTCAGGCTCATCGGTCGGTAGACGGAGGAACCCACCTTGACGAAAGCGCATCAATGCAAGCGTTGTTGCATCAACCAAGTCATCGTGCTCACCAGATGGAAACGCAGCGATCTCGTCCACTAACTCTTCTGCCCAACGGGTTTGTGGAACCCATACTTTTCCAGACGCAATTATGTCTGAGACTGAGTTCAAGCGGGCAATTTTGTCTTGCCCTTTACTTGGCGTGTATTCCTGCACTGGGATACCCATCGCCCGCAAGTCATAGATCAGTGGCGCACCGGACGCCTTCTTCTCAATAATCAGTGAGTCAGGTTCATAATCGTTGTACTCACGTAGCACGTCGCGCTTAAGTTCTGGAAACTCAACTCGCTTCTTGTATGTATTTAATAAGATGATGTTGGGAGCAAAGTTATCTTCTTCACAGTTAAAGATACCCCACGTCGTACCTGCTGAGTAGTCAGCACGCTGGGTTTTTTCAAACGCCGTATCCCACGATTGAAGAATATAGTCACAGATAGGTGGATTGTCTTTCTCCCACCATTTCCACCAATCGCGCTTAACAATTGCAGACTCATTACCCACTGGGTTCTGTTGGTATTGCGCTTGCCATTTTGCATTCGGAAGTTCTTCACGCAGTGCTGAGAGTTCCTCAAGAGACCAGAACTGTGGCCATAAGGGATTACCCGAAGGTAA